TCTTTTGCCAATACCTCTTGTTCGATAACAAGTGTATAATAAGTTTTCTTTCTGTATAAATTTTTGTTTACATCTTTGTCTGTGTAAACAATACTTGTATCAATAGTCATATTAGTCCTCCTTCTTATTTGCTTCTATTGCGTCTTCTTCCATTTGATTCATATATTCTTCGTCTTCACTACTCATTAATAAAACAATATAGTGAATTGCTTTTAATAAATCTTTTCGATTGTATCCGTCTTTTTTACCATATCTACATAGGTACTTGATTGCATTTGCTTGACAGAAGTCTTTATCAATATCTAATTGTCTTAACATATCTTGTACTTGGAAACCATCTTTAGTTGTAGAATAGTGTTGGTTGTAAGTGTTACCGATATATTCTTTTACTTCATCTAATATTTCATCTTCTCTATATTTCATTATTGTAAACCTCTTTCATTATAAACTGGTACGTGTTTTTTTGTTTTTTTCAAATCAAAATCTTTTCTTAAAGATTGTCTATCCCATTTCTGACCATAATCATTGAATAAGTTTTTATTACCAGCTGCTACATCTGGCCATACATCTTCATAAGTTTGATAGTATTGGTCTTCATCAATTAACTCAATTCTTGTAGAATTAGCAAAGTTAGATGCTGACTCTTTATAATTCCAATCTAAAAACTTTATAATCTTCATTTTTGTTTTTTGACTTTTAAATTTTTTTCTAAACTTTTCTGGTACATTTCTATACACAGTTTCATAGTGATAAAAGAAATCACCTTGATGTTCAGGATCCATATACTCTCTTAAATAACAAACGTTAAAAGTTTTACTCATTATTGACACTCCATAGTAATTACTTCTTCTAAATTATCTTCATCAATACCAACCATTTCAAGGTTGTCAATTTCTAATATTTTAGATTTACAAGTATCTAAATCAATTTGACCGTCTTTTAATTTATTAATAAACTTATCAACTTGATTTTCTACTGAAGTTTCAATGTATTGTTTTATTTTAGACATAGTGTTTTCCTTTCGTTATCATTCATTATTATATCAAAAATTTGTAATAAAGTCAAGTAATTTCTTCTTCTTGCTTCTTTAATTCTTTGTTTTAATGTTTTCATACTATTATAATATCAGGTCTATTATAATAGTCAAGGACTAATTTGCGTTGATTTTACTAGGGTTTTTGAACTAATGTTCTTGGTTTGTTCTACTTTTTTGTCGTATTTTTACTTCCACAAGTCAATTACCCACGATTCTTTCGAATCACTAGGGTTTGGACTACCATGAAATACACATACTTTGGCGTTAGGGTCTTGTTCAAATGTCCATTTTGTACTATGGAATCTTTCACCCTTACGATTAAACCACTTATATGATTGTGTCCACTCATCAGGAAATGATATAGTATCTTTGTGTTTCTTAATTAGAGCAGTAATAATATTTTGATCGCCAGGCATTCCACGGTACTCTGTGCGATTTTTCATATAAGGTTCCCATATCAATTTACTTGATGTTTCATTATTAAACTTCATTATACTGGAATTGAATTGACCACTAGTAGGATTAAAGTCATTCATACCTACAAAGTTATGATCTTCGCCGTATGTTAAAAAACAATCTATGTTTTTCATTATTACCACATCTAAATCCATATATAAAGTATTACCCTCAAGTTTACTATCAGGACTAAACAATTGTAACTTATTAAACCAACCTTCAAAGTCGTGTCTTTTAAATTGACGCCACTCTATGTCTTTGGTTTTAAATTCTTTTCTTTTATGAATAACTGTACTATCTGTAAAACAAATAAACTTGTGAGGTATGGTAAGATTTTTCTTTACCATATTATATAAGACTTCTACATATTTAAAAGTATATTTGTCGCCATAATACACACATACAAAATTCATATCACTAACCAATTATAAGTGGCTCTCATACTCATAACTAGATACATTGTTTCCATTAATGTTCTAGCCCAATCTCTATCTTTGTAACCAAAGTAAATCCACATACTACAAGATACCACACTCAATGACCAACCAACCCATTGTGTGGCGATGTTCGCACTTGATAATATAAACACACTTAACATTGCTAAACCAAACCCAATCCATCTAGCGCCATTAATGTCTTTATAATATCTAATTTTCATATTGAACCTTTAGTGTTTCATACGCAGTACCGTTTTCTATTTCTGGTAATGTAAATTGATGTTCTGTAATATAGTTTAACCATTCTTTAATTGTTTTGGTTCCAGGTTTTAGTGGTTTTTCTATCATAGATAATTTACGAGAACCGACTGGCGCCGCAATGTTTTTTGCTGGACATATCACTGGTACTTTATTCATTATTGCATCAATTGATGATAAACTCATATCAGTTACTAAACAATGACAGTCTTTTAGTTGATCTCTTATATCAGTTTCCCACCATTCATTGCCTGGTCTTGGTTTGTTTCTAACTATAATTTCTTTATCTGTATACTTCTTTATTTCACCAACTACATTATATAACCATACATCTTGCGTTATACCGTGAAAGTGATAAGTGACTGTAGGTGATGATGGACAAACTAATATATGTTTTGTTTCACCTGTATACCAACCTTTAAACTCTACATCAATACCTTGTTGTTCCAACTTACGTAACCTATGACCTTTACCAATCTTACCTTTATTCGTATGATGACTACCTTTACATATTCTAAAATATGTTTTATCTATATTGTTAATCTTTGGTATAGGGTATCTAGTTATTTGTTCTGTTAAATAACCCACATCTACATACCACCATTCTTCACCTTTTTGTGTAACCTCTGCTATCTCTTGTATATTCTTTCCACCTAAACCCCAAAAAAAGTGAACAGGTTTACCTTCATCTTTCCAACCTTTTTCAATCGCTGGCCATATCTTCCAAGATAAACATTCTTTCCAATTTAGTTTGTGAGTTATAATCATATTGTAAATAAGAAATCACCATCTGTAATTTGTGGTATCTTTTGTGCTTCTAGTGCTTCATTCATATTATTAACTTGTTTTAAACCTTTGGCTCTTTCATTATAATAACATTTGTAGTTTCTACTAAAGAAAAAATCAAATGTTGTTTCCACAGGATACTTATTAAACTTATCATAGACTTCAACCATACAAGTAGGTTTGTATTCTTTTATAATATCAACAGCGCCATTTAATACATCTAACTCAACACCTTCTACATCAATCTTCATAAAACCAATATTGTTTAGTTTAAAATTATCTAACTTAATTGTTTCTACTTCTATCTTTTGTCCATTAACTAGATTTTGAAAACTAGAATTAGATAATCGTTTATCATCTACATAAAATTCTGACTTACCATCAAAGTCACTTACTGCCAAATTATAACAATTGATATTTTTAACTCTTTGCCCAACAAGTTCTAATTGTTTATATACAGGAGGTACTGCTTCAAATGCATATACTTCTTTAGAATTTTGAGCAAAAAAACTAGTGTACATACCAGTTGCTGCTCCTACATCAACAGCATTCTTATCTTTTGACAAATAGTTTTTTGTTTGACCTAACATAAATTCTTTTGTGTGTAAGTCTAATATTTGTTGTTTAAATACTCTTTTATTTAAAACGTTTTCACTTAAATTTAAAGTCATTTCATTAATATTTGTAAAGCAATTCTATTACCTTTTTTACAAATTCCTCCTCTATGCATACCCGCTGGATCAAAGATACATAAGTTACCTTTATCACTTGTAAACATTTTTTCTTGTTTTAATAATCTTTCTTGTTCTTCTGTATTATCTTGTAGTAATCTTCCAAAGTTATGTGATACCCTTAATCGTTTTGGTAATTGAAATACTACTGCTCTTGATTCTGGTGTATGACAATAACTACCTGTTGATATTGCTCGACCAAATATGTTTTGTAGTTTATCGTGTACCCATCTATTTGACTTTTCAATATAACTAAATGGACCATCATCTTCCGTTATGTTATTTAAATACATCATTGCTTTCATAACATTTTCTTTTGGATCAATATGTAAGTTAGTTGTTTTAGATACAGTTTTACAATCATATAAAAACTGTTTATAGTTTTGATCTGTAGGTTTGGCAATATGTAATACTACGTTTTTAACTTCAAGTGGTTTAAACTTATTATACTTTGATGCTGCTTGTAAAATACCAAGAGATTTAAACATCTCATTTACTAGATTTACAATCTCTATATCTAATTGTTTTGCTCTATCAAATTTTCCTGGTGGCGGACGCCAATCAGGTTGTTGTAATAGATTATCTATTTCTACTTTTAATCTATCTTTTAATTCTTTTACATCTATTGTTAAATATGATATACCATTTTCAAATAAGTCTTCATAAATTTTATTAGAT